CATTTGATATAATTGGAGTAACTACACAAGCATAATATGAGCTATCGAACTATAATATCTTTAATGCCAAAACCTTTTTCTATTGATCCAGATGCTCAAGCTTTTTTAACGGCTGCTAGTATAACAAATGCTACTATTTCAGGAGCTATTAATACTTTAGTAGTTCAAATGAAAACTGATAATATATGGTCTAAAATGAAAGCTATATATCCTATGGTAGGAGGTACGGCATCTACTCACAAGTTCAATTTAAAAGACCCACGAGATTTAGATGCAGCGTTTAGATTGCAATTTAATGGAGGATGGACACATTCAGCTAATGGTGCTTTGCCAAATGGAGTAAATGCTTTTGCTAATACATATTATAATCCACGAAATAGTGGTCAATTAAATTCCGCACATTTATCATATTATTCTAGAACAAATTTGGGTACATCAGGACTTCAAGTTGAAATTGGGGCTTTTGATGGCAACTCTCAATGGTTATTATATACTTACGCTAATAGTAGCACTCAAGGAATTAATGGTAGTTTTGTTAATATACCTTATGGTGCTATAATACCAACAAATGGGTTTTTATTAGGTCAAAGATTAAACAACACTACAATTAATTATTTTCACAAAGGAGTTAAAATACAAACTTTGACCAATAATTCAACTAACACCCCAAATAGTTCAATTTACTTAGCAGCCAGAAATGATGGAACACCCGTTTTAGTTTCCTCAAAAGAATGTGCATTTGCATCATTAGGTGATGGATTAACCGACACAGAAGCTGCTAATATGTATACAGCTTTGCAAACCTTCCAAACCACTTTAAATAGGCAAATAGTTTAAAAATAAATAACATGATATTAGTAGGGCTTTTAACAGAAACACAAAAAGAACAATTAGTAGGACAGTGGTATGAAACAGACAGTTTTTTTAACCCAATACAAGACATTAATGATAATTGGGTTATATCTATTGAGGAGATGCATGATTGCGTAAACCCTGACTTTATGTGGGTAAAAGACTTAGAGCAGATAGAATACCAACCGAAACCAATTGAGCCTCCTTTTTAATTATTAATTAATAAAATTATATAATTTAAATATAAAAAATAATGGGAAAATATTTTAATGCTTTTATAATGTCCATAATAACTTTTTTTTCTCCTATAGTAGGATTATTATTAGCTGTCGGAGCTATGATTATTTTAGACACTGTATTAGGAATTACAAAGGCTATTAAAAATGAAGGATGGGAATCTGTTACTTCAAGAAAAGCAAGTGTTATTATAAGTAAATTTTTACTTTACCAATTAACAGTAATAACATTTTTTATAATAGACTATAACTTAATAAATGAGTTTACAAAAGTACATTATCAAAACAATTATTTATTAACTAAATTTATAACACTCTCTTTATGTTTTGTTGAAGCAAAAAGTATAGATGAAAATATTAAATCTATATTTGGATTTTCTATTTGGACAACCCTAAAAGAAGTTTTAATGAGAACACAAGAAATAAAAAAAACTATAAAAAAATAAAATTATGAAATTATCAAAACATTTAGATCTAGCGGAAGTTACAAGATCAGAAACTGCAAAAAGAAATGGAGTTAGCAACATACCTACTCCTGAGCATATTGAAAACTTTAAATTATTGGCTGAAAAAATATTCGAGCCTATTAGAGAGCATTTTAATGTTCCTATTTTTATATCTAGTGGATATAGAAGCAAAGCTTTAAACCAAGCTATTGGTGGGAGTTTAACCTCACAACATTGCCAAGGTGAAGCAATTGATATTGATATGGATGGTAGCTCAAGCGGAGTTACTAATGCTCAAGTATTCCAATTCATTAAAGACAACTTGAATTTTGACCAAATGATTTGGGAATTTGGAACAGATAAAAATCCTGATTGGGTTCATGTTTCTTATGAATCAACTGGTAAACAAAGAAAACAAATACTTAAAGCCATAAAAGTTAACGGTAAAACAAGTTATGTTCCTTATAAATAAATTAAAACTACAAAAACTTAAAAAATAAAACTATGAAATTTTTTAGAGAAATGTTTAGCGATGATAATTCAATTAATGAGAAATCTGTTATTGGATTCCTGGCATTTATTATGATGTCCTTATTCGCAATTGTAGATATTGTTACAGGATATTTAGGAAAAGAGCTTGTTGTAAATGAATTTATATTCAATGCTTTTGAAGTGCTAGTGTTAGGTTCATTTGGTATTGCAGCTACAGAAAAAATTACAAGCATTATAAAATCTAATAAAAACGAAGAAAATGAGTCTGAGTAAATTACAAGAAAAAATTGGGGTAACTGCTGATGGAGCGTTTGGCCCTGGAACAATGAAAGCTGCTATGGCTTTTTATGGGTTTACACCTGAGAGAGCTGCACACTTTTTTGCACAAACAGCACATGAGTCTGGAAACTTTAAAGCGTTCTCTGAAAACTTAAACTATTCTGCTGACGGATTGGTAAAAATCTTTGGCAAATACTTTACAGCGGCCACTGCCCCTAAGTATGCTAGAAACCCTGAAAAAATTGCTAACAAAGTTTATTCTTCTAGAATGGGCAATGGTGACGAAGCTTCAGGAGATGGCTGGAAATTTAGAGGAAGAGGGGCTCTTCAATTAACTGGTAAATCAAACTATCAAGCATTTTCAGATTATTTGAATAACCCTGATATTATGACTAATCCTGACTTAGTTGCAGGTGAGCTTTCTTTTGAGTCTGCTAAATTCTTTTTTGATAAAAACAAACTTTGGGATATATGTGATAAAGGTGTAACCAAAGAAACTATTTTAGCCCTTACTAAAAGAATAAATGGGGGTACCCATGGTTTGGCTGATAGAGAAGAAAAAACCTTTAAATATTATACATACGTTAAATAATGAAATATTTATTTATAATTCTTATTGTTTTACTAGGAGTATATATGTGGATTTCAAAAGACACTATTGCCAAAGATGAAGCTATTATACAAAGACTAGAAGACAGTTTGTCTAGAAAAGTTGACACATTGATAGTGGAAAGAGAGGTGGTGAAAGATCATTACATTAAATCCAAAGAGATTGTATATAAGATAGATGAAAGATATGTTGCAGGTAAAGATTCTGTTTGTGACAGCTTAGTAGTAGCCCTAAAAACATCCCTTACAAACTGTGATAAAGTAATAGTTAAATCAGATACTTTAATCAAAACCCTTCTTGTGAGAGACACAGTTAGAGTGAAACATATACAATATTTACAGGCAAGAAATAAATTTTCTTTAATAGCTGGCCCAACCCTATCCTTTACTCCACAAGGAATACAACCTGGTGTTGGTATTGCTTTTGGGCTAAAGATAAAATAAAGCTATTGACAAATAAAATAAATGTTGTATATTTGTGCCAAATTTATCTCACTGAGACAAATTTCTAGTGCCTGACGTTTGAGGGGAAACCCTGGTTCATAAGATTTCACTAGATAGTTTTAAATAAGTAAGGACCTCCGAGGATTAACAATTTAGATACCTTCAGGGATAGGAGAGGAAAAACAGGATCAAGAGACGTAAGAGTTGGGCTACCCAATTTCCTGTATAATATACGATAACAGATATATCCTAAGTATGGTGACATATATGGAATACTGTAACGAACTTACCAATAGAAACAGGATAAATAGTTTTTTTAATTGTTGTCTATACCGAAAAATTAACTTCGGGAGAACCCTTTATTTTCTTAATATTACTTATCTTTTATACTTAATAGTATAAGGGTTAAAACTATGTCCAAAACTTTTTTTATAAAAAATGCATTTTTTTCTTGACATTTATAAAAAAAGTATTATATTTGCATTATATTTTTATAATATATATACGTTTTTTAAGATAACCCTCGCTGAATTCCCTTTGGGCGAGGGTTATTTTTTTTACTAAAAAGTAATAAAATCATAATTTTTTTTTAATTTTGTAAAATAATTTTTATACATATATAAAAAAAGCTTTATATTTGCATAAAAAACAGAAAAAAATATGTTATTAAAAAATGAAATTTTAAACAAGTTTTTAGCTTGGAAAGAAATAAATAAAGTAT